TCTACCACTGAGCTAGAGAGGCGTAGTGGAGCAGGTAGGACTTGAACCTACGATTACCCGATTATGAGTCGGGGGCTTTAACCAGCTAAGCTACTGCTCCGCTGGAGATGTGGGATTCGAACCTACAACCGCCCGATTAACAGTCGGGTGCTCTGCCGTTGAGCTAATCTCCAATGCGCCCCTAGAAGGAATCGAACCTCCGACGCAGACCTTAGAAGAGTCTCGCTCTATCCGCTGAGCTATAAGGGCTTATCAATATTCATCGGAATTATTCCGATTTTTTTTGCCTCTTCTAATCCTTCTTCGGTAAAATGAACTATGGCTTCAAGATTTTCATCATATTCAATCTCTGCCAAATCCCTTTTATACAAATCTAAAACCATATCATCAATATGTTCGATATGTACCTTCCAAAGTTCTGGGGCAACCTCTTTTGCTTTTTCTAGAATAGTATACAAAAATTGACCGTCTTCGTCAATACCAGAAACTTCTATAGCACCAATTTTGCTGTAATAAGCAATTAACAAATCATTATCCATAATAACCCCTATTCTTTATTTCTAGAATTGAACTGCTCTACAGTTTTTTGAACATATTCAGAAAAATGTTTTCTAATATTTCCAGGAGGTCGTGATCCTGTAACAGACCATAGTCTTTGGTATTCCATAATGTTTGAAAATGTTGTGGGGCAAACTATTACTCCATTAAAATCTTTTAAAACTGTAGGCAAAGGAACATGCTTGTTACAGCACTTACATTCTTTTGCTAATTCTTGGTATTTGCTCATATAACTTCCATATCGCTACTTATATCATAGTCTGATAAATAATTTGCCAACTGTTCTGGCATTCTTGGTGCCCGAATCATATTTGTAACAATTGTATCATCTTCCTCGGACTCAAACATCATTGAATCATATGTATGAATATTTATTTCTCCACTTGTATCAACTTTTGTTTTAGTTATTGCATTATATATGGATCCACATACAGCATCTGCCAAATCTTTTGAGCCTTTTCTTGGGTGGTCTACTCTGTCCCTCATTATTTTTAATTGTAACAATTCATCTATTAACAATGGAATATGTGGTCCAGACAATCTTTCTTCTAAAACAATCATAGCCATATCATCATAATGTTTTTTGGCAACCGATAAAGTTTCTGTATTAATTCCATATTGTTTTAATTGTTGCATCATATCGTGGGAGTTCCATCTATCAAAAGTACAAACACGAATCTTAAAACCAGCCGTTCTTAAAGACAAAATATAATCTTTTACTTCTGTAAAGTCTACTGACTTATCTGCTGTTGGAGTCCAATATCTGACAGCATCAACTTCAACTATTGGTGCTGGCTGTGAGTATGTATCGGTAACTCTTACATTCACCCATTTCTTTACATGTGACATTGATACGGCACAATGGTCGTGTTTCTGTGCAAGGTCAACGTGCAAGAAATATTCTTTATCGGGATCTGGTGCAAACCAAGGTTCTAATCTTCCAAAATTATCTATAGCTAATGCCATATTATTAAATGCTTTTTCTATTTTCTCTCTTGATTTAAAGAACGCATCAATTGCTTCTGGTGGCATACATGCATATCGAGATAGAGCATCTGGCATATTTTTATAAAACTCAATTTTAAAATCTTCAATTTTTTTAGTTGGGTTGACATCCCATGTAGGTCTTTTTAGTGCATATACCTTTGGTATATTATAAGAAACTATATGATCTTCTTCCCATTCTACATCTATTTCATTTCCCTGTGTTCCGTCCGGCAAATCTTCATCCATCTTTAATCTTTTAGACCTTATGATAGTTTCTTTTTCAGCAATAACTGAATCATAAAATTTTTGAATTGGGTCGTTCTTGAATCTAGGAAATGATAACAAAATTACTTTACCATAGTCTGGAAAACGAGAAATAACAGATCCTCTATACATATCATATATGGCATCTGCCGTTTTAGCCTGATCATGTCCAGTAGTATTTTCTGTCGCAAATCCAGAAATTTCGTCTAGGATAACAGCAATTACGTTATATCCTTCGAATGCTTCTCGTTCTGAGTGTCCAGAGTAAACATTTATATTCTTATCAAATCTAATCTCAGAAGCTTTGGGATCATACTTCCCAACAAACCAAGGCGATCTTTCAATGCGTGTTTTTAATCCTTTAAAAAAAACATTATTTGCTTGTTGTGCGTTAACAGCAATGTTAATGATATCTATTGTATCTCCGGGAGGTTTCCCGTAATATATTGCCGGATCTTTTAGACATAATAATAAATAAACCATATATGAAACTGAAATTGTAGATGTGTAATCTTTTCCGGAACCTTTTCCAAGTTGTGCAATGATTTCGGTACAAGTTTGTTTGTATCTCTTTTTTCCTTCTTCTTGTCCAAAAAGTTTAATTAGTGTAGATTCTTTATAAATTTGAGATCCTTTTTCAATGAGTGAATACTGATATTCTGACAATGGTGGAAGGGCAAGATAGTCTGGACTTGTTACAAATGTTTTTAAATCAACAGGTCTCTCATCAAACTCTTCGCCATCGAGAATATCAATAAGATCATCAAAATTAAGATCCATCTACATCCTCATTATTAATTACTACAGGCTCAACCACTCCAGTAATTTGTGACAATCTTCTGGCTACTTCTAATTTACAATGTGAGCAGGTGGCTGTAACTTCTTTTAGTATTTTAATTAAAATGTCTTGTTTTCTTTCAGTCTCTGCTAGTTGGGTGGCTAATTCAGCATTATCGAGTAGCCCGACCTGTTGAAGCATTCCAATTCTTTTAGACTCAATATCAGCAATTAATTTAAGAGCCGTCGCCTTAACATTTAGCTGCCCTTGCTGGTCGGCGTCCTCTACTGTCTTCCATGCTTCCTTGATAAGCATTGCATAGTGTTGGTCTGCCCCAGAGACGGCTTCCTTTGCCCTCTCACGAGCCGTAGAATCGTTTCTAACGACATTTTTCCACTCGTCTATATATCCTATTACATCTGACCGCTTAAAGCCTGTTATAGAAGCAATCTGGCTCGGAGAGTTACCCCTTAGCAATTGCTCGACGACTTTATTCATTCGATCAAAATGATCTGCTAATTCAATTTCCATATAATACTATTATACCTTTTAGTTGACTAGAAATCAAATACTTTTGGCTACCTTATATAGGACCAAGTATCCGATTAAATCATCAATATCATTATCGCCTGGATAACCCTCGGCATTTTTAATTCTATTTAGTTTATCATCTATTCTAACTTTTAATTGCTCTAAGTTATCCGCCGAAGAAAATATTCTTATTGGTTTAATTGCAGAATCTCCATAAGATTTATTTTTTTCTATTAGCATGTGGGCAATTTCGTGACATGTATCTAAAATATTTAATCCAGATGGGGCACCACGAGAAAGTAAATATAGGTCCTCACAAAAAAATGTTTTTGTATCTTCAAATACTGGCCTTAACATTATTTTCTCAACAATCCAAACTTTTCTAAATATCTCTGAATCGTCATTGCAGAGACCCCGCACTCAAAAGCAATTTCAGTAACTGTTTTTTTCTGAACTACATACCTACGATATAACCAATCTTTACTTAAATAAAGTTTCATCTTTTTGTAAGCACCTCGTTGGCATAATAGGCTATGCCCATAGAATCAGCAACATCAAAATCATCAAGACCAAGAGAATATTTATTGTTAAAATAATCTACTGTTCTTTGTTTTCTGATATTTCTCATTTTATTTTTATACCAAGAATCTGCATATCCTGGATTTTCTAGTTTTAATTTTTCTTTTTCTGCTTTGGTTGGATTTTTATTTCCAATATGTGCTTGCCATGATGTGGGTGCTATTGTAATAACCTTAGCTCCAGTGGACATAAGTTCTGCAATAACTACACCATAAACATAGGATAATTTTATCACGGCATCTGGGGATCTGACAAGTACCGCACCTTCTACTGCTATATAATCAGACTCTAATTCTTTAAGCATTGCATGTGTCTTTACTTTTGCATCATATATTTTTTCGTAAATATCTGCACCAACAAATTCAATCTTGCCCCATTTAATTGGTTTATTACTTTCAATAATTGAAAAGGCTATGGAATTGGTAGAAGCATCTATTCCAAGAACACGCTTGGCCTCTACTTTAACTAATTTAGCTAAGCTCATTTAAAATTTCCGATACAATTTCTTTAACATCCAGCCCTATATCTTTACTACAGGTAGAGCAAACATTGTCTTGATTATATCTACTTAATCTAGCCTTACATATTTTACATGTACGCTTTAAGCCTTTTCTGATTGCCTTTTTCTCGTAATACTTTTCCATTATTCTTTTATTGGTTGCTATTCTGCAACATTCATCAGAACAATATTTTTGATTATGTGTTTTTGGTTCGAAGTCTTTTAAACATTCTCTATTTGAACATATCATTCTGCCACCGAGTATGGTTCTATCTGAACTGTTCCAGATTCACTAGACCAACATTCTTTGTATATTGGACAGTTCTTACATGTATAAGAAGATTTTGTATATGGTCTAAATGGAAGGTCGCCCTCTAAAATATTATCATGAACCTCAGATAGCCATAAAAATAAATCATCAATTATTTTCTTATTTTTTTCATTCATTTGAACGGGTATTACCAGAAGTTCTTGGGTATTCTTATTCTCGTATAAAAAGAAACCCTCGCTTATATCCATTAATTTCATGTAAGTTAATATTTGAAGTAGGTGGTTTTCTGATGGGGTCATTGATGCTTGCTTTGAGTCCCAGACCTCTTGCTTTGCCGTCTTTATTTCACCGATAACATCTTTATCGTGCCAGTCAATAATAATATCTATAAATCCTCTTATTGGTGGGCGTTCATTGGTTACTTCCAATTCTTCATGTTTAAGTATTCCAATAGACTTAATTAACTTTTGTATTCTTTCATGAGCTTGTGTTCCCTGCTTCATATTAGCAATTGCTATTGAATCATTGTTATCAATAAACATTGCACCTTTGAATGCCATATACCAGTATCTTGAACAATTTCCATGGCCATATCCAAAAGAGCTAGGACTAAATGATGTCTTTGTGGTAATTTGATTTGCTCTTTTTGTATTTAAATATGCTTCATCAATTAATTCTGAAAACTCTTTAGGATCAAAGTCTCCGGCATATTTTTTAAATTTAAGATTGTTTACAATTTTTCTAGCCATTATATCTCACAACATATTTTAGAGCATCAACTAATTTATCTATACATTCTCTTGTTGAGTAGTAGATATTCTTTTTATTATTATTTGCCGTTCCAGCTTTATCTTTGGCTATTGTTGAGTAGTAGGCTGCCAACATTCCAAACTTTGTTGACAAGGCCTGTAATTCTATAATAAGATGTGGTGCTTTTGCAGCGGGTACATCTGGATTCATTAATAGTTTAACAACAATAGATAAAGCTTTATCTAAACTTTCATCTTGCATGTAGTCATGCAAATCATTAAACTCTGTTATCGAACTTATTAGCTCTAATGTATTTTTATCTTCTACTGGCACTGCTCCACCATCTGTTCAAACAAAGACCACTCTATAACAGCAAGTCTTGTTTTATTATTATCTTTACCCAGTATTAGTTTGAGTACTGGATATTTATCCCTACTGACCTTAAAAGTATCAGTACAAATTTTTGCCCAAATGTTTTGCGATATGGAAATACTCTTTTCATATTCTTTGTAATCAACCACAAAATCATTCCACTGGGCATCACCCTTTTGGTAATTACCACGCCCACTATTTTTTTGTTGTTTTGCTCCGTCACGTTTAGCCTCTGATTTTTCAGACATTAATTATTCACCCTAAATGTATTGCTATGTCCATTTGTGCAATTCCAGATCATGGTATATGTTAGTGGGTCCCAATAATAAAATTCAGCATCTAGATCACATTCGTAACATGGTTTAGAACCATTTATTTTTTTCCAACCAATGGGTATCTCCGATTTTGGTGGCTCTGGGTTAATGAATTCATTAATATTTGGCATCTATTTCTTTTCTAAGAATGTCTACAACTTCTGGATTATCTTTTAGATACTGTACCGCTTTTGCCCTACCCTGTATTCTTTCTCCATTGACTGTATACCATGCCCCACCTTTTTCAACAATGCCACACATTTCTGCAATGTCTAAGGTTTCTCCAATATAATCAATACCAAGCAGGTCTCCTTGATAATAAAAATCATATTGACCCGATAAGTTTGGTGGACCAACTTTATTATAATCAACAATCCAGTTTACTGGGCGACCAACTTTTTGTTCAATTATTTTATCTCCAACTCTAACTCCAGATTTAATTGCGTTTGCTTCGGCCTCTGAACTCCACAATTTAATTACAGTTGATGAGAAGAACTTGACTGCCATTCCTCCGGTAGGTATATGGCTGGCATGCATTGAGCCAAATTGATTTCTTTGTTGTGATATCAGGACAAGCAAAGTATTTTTATTTGCATAATTCAACATCTTGACTGCATGCGTCATATCCTTTGCCTCAGCGCCAATTTGTTTTGTATCTTCTAGTTTTTTGAGTTCCGTACTATCTTTTTCAAAATAAATAGCTGGAAGTAAGGCTGAAATAGAATCAACAACAATCATGTCAACATTGGCTTCCATGAGTTGAGTGGCGACATCTACCATGTCATTAACTGTTTTTGCTTGTGAGTAAATAAGGGAAGACGAATCTACCCCAAGAGATTCTGCCCATTCTTTAGAATAAGAATGTTCCGCATCAATCCAAGCACAAGTTTTTCCAGCTTTTTGTGCATTAGCTATCATCTGCAAACAGAATGAAGATTTACCAGCAGACTTATTTCCCCAAATGAGAACTTGTCTACCAAAGGCTAGTCCGCCTTTTAAAGCAAAATTCAATCCAACGCTAGGCGTTGCTTGTTTTTCTATGTTTACTTCTTGTGCGGATTTTACTCTTGCTCTTGTTTTTGGATCTAGTTTTGCTAATAAATCTTCTATTATAACAGTCATTATCTTCTTTCTTTATAATATTATACCATTAAAATGCGTTTCCGTGAAGTCTTGGTCTGTCTTTATTTATACAAATTTTATTATGAAGAACTTCATCTAAACTATGTAATATCACTTCTTCATTTTTCATTGCTGCATATACATCTAGCAATCTAATAATTACATCTGCAATTTCTTCAACAATTTTTTCAGAACCATGACTTTTTCTTAATGCTTCTAAGACTTCAGTAACTTCTGAATGTACCAATGCAAGTTTTAAACCAACTTTGTCATTAGTATATTCACCATCCCAAAAGCCTTTTTCTATTGCTGTGTCGTGCAGAATTTGAGAAAGTTCATCAAATCCTTTACTCTTCAGTAGGTTGTTCATCCTCTGCAACCTTTTCTCTCAACTTAAATTCAAAGCAATCGGTGGCATCATCATAGCTAATCATAAGTTCTTTATCTACATTTGTATACTCTATAAATGAGTTTACTGAAATAGATACTGTTTTTACCTCTGCTAATACTGCCGACAAAATTCTTGATGCCGTCATGGTCTTTAATACATCTTCAACTTGCTGATTCATTATTTTATTTCTCCTATCATTAATGTTCCATCATCTAATTTAGATAATTTTGGTTTACAAATCATTCCCTCTCTCATCTTTGCAAGAGTAATCTTGTACATAGATGAAAAGGCAATTGCTCTTGTCAGGGTTTTATCCTTATCTGACATTATAATATGTGACATCATTTTACCCTTACTGGTTTTATAGGGGTTGAAATTAATCACAATTTGTTCATCTTCTTTTATGTCGTATGAATTTAAGTATAGATATCTAACAAATGGATCGTCTGATTCTCTATTAATATCTGATACCTTTACATATCTTGCGATACGATTATCTCCAACTAATATAAAATACATCTGATTTGTTTCAATCTGTGTTTGTTCATGGTGGAATAATCCTATAGAACCAGTTTCATCAACCAACTCTATTCTAGCCCATCCATTTCCTCTTTTAATATTTTTAACCATACCAAACATTACAAAAGAACCAAGCGGATCAAAGTCTTCGATTGGTCTGGCTTGAGCTTTAATCTTGGGTGGTATGGAATCTAGATTAAATGTTGGTATTCCAAGATATTCATAATAATTATCTTTTTCATTTCCAGATCTTTCATTGTCTTTAAAAGCTGCACCACCGATAGCATTTAAAGCCGTTACTGCTCTTGAATTTATACCACTACCCTTTTTGGTTGCCTTTGTAATAAATTCTGAATAATTTTTATAAGGTCTTTTTTCTATAATCTTGTTGGCTATGCTGTCTGAAATAAACTTAACTTGTGCCAAACCAAATCGAATTGAGTCTCCTTGTAATGAGAAATCAACATCTGATTCATTAATGTGCGGTAAAAGTATTTTGATTCCAAGTCTTTTGGACTCAATCAGGTATTCCGTTTTAGCATCTTTGTCACTTTCATTTTTAAGAACAGAAAACATAAACTCAGTAGGATAGTAATACTTAAGCCAAGCCGTATAATAACTAAGCATACTATAAGCGATAGCGTGACTGCGATTAAACGAGTAGCCCGCATGAGCTTCAAAAGTCTGCCATAGCGTTTCTGCTTGTTTCTTAGAAATGTGTTCTGAAGCGCCATCAATAAACTTATCCTTGAATTGGTCGAATTCTCTTGCATCCTTCTTCTTTCCAATAATTTTTCTAACTTTGTCGGCCTCCGACCAACTCATTCCACCTAAATGCACACATGCTTGCATAACTTGTTCTTGATATATAATTACTCCATATGTATTTTCTGTAAATGGTTTCATGATCGGGTGAATATATTGTACTGCTTGCTTTCCATTTTTTCTATCAATATATAAAGATCCAACAGTATTCATTGCTCCTGGTCTTACAAGAGCATTAGATGCTGCTAGGTCTTCGAATGAACTAATTCCCATCTTTATTAAAAGATTGGTATAGGGTGTTGCTTCTGCTTGGAATACACCTTTAGTATATCCGTCGCTTAACATCTTAAAAACCTTTTTATCATTTAATTCTAAATCAGATAAATTGATTTTTTTACCATGACGAGATTCAATAGCTTGTAAGGAATCAGAAATAATTGATAGGGCTTTTAACCCAAGAGCATCGAGTTTGATTAGTCCTATGTCTGCTACAGTATCCATATCATATGCCACTACTGGTATTCTTCCAGAAACTTTATCTTGTGGATCTTCTCTAGATTCCATGGGAGCATATTTTCTAATCTCATCTTTAGCAACAACGACTCCGGCAGCATGTACTCCAACACTTCTGATCTTGCCACGCAATCTTTCGGCTAGCCAAGTTACTTCTGGATACTTTGTTCTAAATTCTTTAGTGTTTGGTGATTCTAGATAATCTTCAAAAGTATCAACAGACTTTAATGCCTTATTCACATCCTGAAGCGGAACCATAAATACTCTAGCAGCATCACGAATAACACCTTTATCTTTAAAGTATGTAAAGGTAGAAATTGATGCCACATTTTTAAATTTCTTTTTTAAATAATCTTTAACTTCTTTACGACGGCGATCTTCAAAATCAGTATCAATATCTGGAAAATCATTACGCTCTGGATTAATAAATCTAAAAAACAATAAATCGTGTTCGATTGGGTCTACATCAGTAATACCTAAACAGTAGCAAACTAACGATCCCGCTGCAGAACCTCTACCTGGACCGACCATAATATTATTTGTTTTTGCCCAGTTAATCATGTCAGCAACTACTAAAAAGTATGAAGCAAACTTTTTCTGTGAAATAACTCCAAGTTCTTCATTAAGTCTATCTATATATTTTTCTTTTGAATCCAATCCAAGATTTTTTAACCCGGATTCTGCAAGCTCACGCAACTTTTTATCTGCATTTGTCTTAGGTACGGGCAAAAGATCTAAGTTACTATTAAACTCATATTCAGAAACTTTGTCTGCAACCTCTAATGTGTTTTCATAAATATCTTTTCTAAGAATCCCAGCCTTTTTAAAATCATCTTCGATTTCTTTTCTAGACTGTATAAATAAATTAAAATCTTGGAAAGATATTCTTCTATCTGGATAAATGTAATTAAACCTATCAAGCATATTCGGAATGTTGCGTGACATTTCAAATTCTGAATCTTTATTCATTTTTGGATTGGTAGATAGGATCAGCATTGCTTCTTCTAAAACTTTATCTTCGCCTTTAGCAAAATGGGCATCTCCAGTTGCTACCGATTTTATGCCAAGTTCATCTGCAAGATCAAGTAAAGTTTGATTAATATTTAATGGATTATGTGACTGTACTTCCACATAAAAATCTTCTTTAAATGTTTGTTTAAACCATTTTAATAAAAGTCTGGCGGAAGATAGATCTTCTTTTTCTATAGCCTTACTAATTAATCCATTAAGGCAACCGCTTAAAACAATAATGCCTTCGGCATATTCTTTTAATACTTCACGATCAATTCTTGGTTTATGATAAAATCCCTCATTCCAAGCAATTTCTTGTAATGCGTTTATATTCTTTAATCCAGTATTATTTTTAGCCAGTAGGATAATGTGATTATATGCTTGGGTAGTTTTATCTGTTTTAGAACTCTTATCGAACCTATCTGTTGGTGATATGTAGGCTTCCACTCCAAGTATTGGCTTTATATTTAATTCTTTACATGCTATTTGAAAGTCTCTATGTGACGACAATGTTCCATGATCTGTTATTGCTATAGCATTCTGTCCCGCATCTTTTGCTGCTTTAGCAAGTTCGGCAGGAGAGTTAAGGCCATCCATTAATGAGTAATAGGAATGAACATGAAGGTGTGCAAATGACACTTAACTCTCCGCCTCTACTTTACCAGTCTAAATCGCTAGAAGATTTAGAATCTTGCTCAGAATCTTCCCCATTAAAGAATGACTCTTGCTCATCATATGGCAAATCACGAACTGCAACTTCTTCAAGTTTGTACAGTTCTAATACACTATGATCAAATGGAGCTTCATCTTTTGCTAGAGGAATTGCGGTATAACTTGTATCTGTTTTAAGTCCGGTTCTTTTGATTCTCCACATTAGATTACTAATGCTTCCCATTTCTCCGGCATACTCAATTAGCGTTGGTGTAATTGTCTTGCCACTTGAACCTTGAGAAAGAATAGCGACATATGGATCTTCCTTGCCATCATAAACTAGAACATTAATGTATAGGCGTGACTTGCCCTTCCATCCTGCCTTGTAATTCTTTCTGTGTTGTTCACAGCCCCAGCACTTTCCTTGATCTTCCATTGTGCATAGAGCTTTCTTTCTATAGTCTGCTGGATTGGTGTGCTCTACGGCGATAAACCCTAGACCAGATGAATCAATATAACTTTCTGAATCAGGATCCAACTCCTGAAGGAATCTTACTTTAACGCTTTCGCCATCTTCTAACTTTACCCATCTGGCTTTACTTCCATCTCCACCAGATGATTGTGGCTTATCTAATGCTTTATTAAGTTGTTTTAGTCCTTTTACGATACCCATTTCTTCTCCTTATATTTGACGGTATAGATCCGACTGTTTGTTTTTTTAGGGGTTCCAATTTCGATACTCAAAATCAGATACTGAGTTTTTGATACAGAGTTTTATTTCATCCTCTGTCATATCCCCGGCATCTTTTGCATCGTGTGGATATATCTTACCATAAGAATGCGAAGCCCACAAGATCTCCTTGTTTTTTAACCTTGAAGCTATCGCATTTCCTAAAGCTCTACCAGCCTCATCTGAGTCTGTCATGATGATAATTCTGTTAAAGTACCTATTTAATAAATTAATATTATCTTGGGATATGTGTCCACCTAGCGTGGCAACAACATTTGGGAATCCGGATTGATGTACTCTTATGGCGTCAAAACTAGATTCTACAATGATTACATTTCCACCAATTCTTTTTGCTCTATGAATATTAAATAGTGTTTTATTTTTAGGTAGGTCATTACTATTTTTAAACTTTTTACTTTCTATTGATCTACCTACAATTCCCACAGGAATTCCATCTGGGCTATGAACTGGTACTGTAACCATTTTACGTTTTTCAGAATACCCCAATTCAAAATAATCCATAGATTCATTATTAATTCCTCTAGAGATAAAATAGTCACAAGCTTCTTTGCTACCCTGTCTCTCCTGCAACAATTTAACCAATGTGTCTTTAGAAAATTCTATAAAGTCTTCTTTTTCCTCTATCGCATTTTTCAATAACTCATCAAAATTATCTTCTATTTGTTTTTCTTTTGAAGCTATAAATCTAATTGCTTGGTAATCATTGACATGCATTACGCCTTTGACTAGTTCTATAAGAGTTCCAGATTGACCGCAGGATGGATTAAAGCATATCCATGCGCCCGATGCATCATTAATGCTACAACTTGGTGTGTGTATATTGTTATGAAATGGGCAATAGAATGGTATCTGGTCGCCGGATTCATTAAAATGATGTACGCCTAAAGATTTAATTATTTCTAGGACGTGGCCCGGGGCATATTGCGTGGAACTAATTTCCATTGTGCTATACCATCAAACTTTCTTGCTTTCCTTTTGCCAACATACATTCCGTACATTGTCATTTTGAACTTCCACCTATTTAATAAATTATTATAATCTATTTGCCAGATTGGGTCAAGGTCTAGTATTCTTACATATCCTGTATCCATCATCATGTTATCAATAATGTTTTCAACATTTTGCTTTGTTGAGTGAATTACTGAATCATCTTTTAGCTCACCGTCAACAGAAAACATCTTGATAGGTTTATGCATTCTTTCCTATTTCTGGTAAATTATCATAGATTGGTGTTACCACGCCACGATTAATATCCCAGTCTAGATAAAAATCAAACTCTTGTCCATGACGATTCTTTCTAGAAACAACCTCAATTAAATTTGTGTTTGGGTATCTGTGAATAGCCATAGCCATATCAGCATCGTATTCAATTGCTTTTGACCAAGCAACCTGACTCATCATTGGTGGTTCATCTTGATCTGAAATGTCATCTGCTGTAGCAGCGGTAATATCAATAATTGGTATGTTATTGGATACTGCAAGCAATTTAAATTCACGAGAAATATTTCTATTTCTTTCTACTTCCGAATGACTTCTTTTATTATCATTAAATAATTGGTGATAGTCCAAGATAACCAGATCTGGTTTATGTTGATCTATCTTTGCTTGTACCGTTGCTGGTGTTACTTCTGAAGTTCCCTCGTTGGATACGAGTATAAAACTATTTTTGCCATCGAATTTCTTATTACTCCATGTTCTAAAATCATCAATATTTATGTCACCCTTAGACAAATCGCTGGCACGGAATATTCCAGATCCGAGCATGGTATAAATGCGATCACGCATATTTTCTGGAGACATTTCAAGGGATATGATCATGGGCTTAAAACCCTGCTCCCAAGCCTTACAGGCAATGTAAGAGGTAAACCATGTCTTTCCCCTTCCGGGCCAGCCGATAGCGACTATAAGATGCCCTGGAGCCATTCCTGTGGGGTATGCTTTGTCTATTGCCTCAAAGCCAGTGAGGATGCCTGGACTTCCGCCCATAATTGCGGATCTATCTTTTACTGCCTGAAAATGTCTTTCAGCAGAATCTATGTCTATAACGTCAATATCTCTGACGGTATTTGTAAATCTTGATAAATTTGCCAGCTTGCTTTGCATTTCATCTAATACTTTAGATGCAGCATTTTCTTTTAGGGCAGCACCTGATTGAAGCAGGATATTTTTAATCCTTGCAGAGATATATTCATTCTTTAACTTATCTAAATAGTAAGCAGTTTCTCCGTTTACCTCTACTGGATCAAAGTCTCTATGCTTTTCCATAAGAACGCCAGAATCCGGAACCGCTTTAAATTTGTAATAATATGACTTTAGGGATTCCCAAACATCTTTATGTGATGTAAAGATATCATCAACATTGTGTGCGAGTAGCGTACTTATATCTTTATTCTTACATACTGCAGATATTACCTCTGCCTCAATATTCATTACGCCTCTTCCACTAATTTTTTAGTAAGCCTTCTTAGGTTTTCTCTATTCTGTATATCTTTATCAATTTCTTGTTTCATAAAATCTAGACGATCAAAGTTATAAAAGAAAAAAGAAATCGGATGACTTGACCTACCTGTTTTAAAGTAATATTCTAAAAGCTCTTTAGTTCTGTCGAACCCGATAGAATCAATAACATCTTGCATGGCCCACTTTTCTCTATACTTATTTAATTTTGGTTTCTTGTTATACTTAGCAAAATATAAAGACTCATAGATACCTAATAAAATATAAGGCTCTTGATTAGCCATTATTCTTTAACTCTTTTTCTATCTCTTGTGTTTTTTCTATAAGTTTATTTTCCACAAAAGCATATACTCTTTCGGTAGCAGATTCGACAGTTTCTCCAGACCTTACAAAATCCTCAATACCAATTCCAATTTTGATACTTTCATAATTTCCAAGGTTTCGTGTAAAAGATAAATCTACCTTTACCTTTGTATCTGACATTAGTCCGCCTTCCATACTGGCACAAAGTTGCCTTCTGAGGTTTTAGTATACAATATAATATTGTGTTTGAGAAGAGCACTTAGCTCTGTCTTTGAAAGTAAGTTACCGCTATAGCCAGAATCTATTATAAATTCATGCAAATCAAATATGTCTTTCTGATTAAACATAAACTTGTAGTATTTGCTTTCCGGCTTTCCTATTGGGTATATTTTTTGTGGCTGTCTGATCTTACCCTCTAATATATACTCTTCAATAGTAACCTTATGCCTTTGCAGAATATCTGCCACTTCTTTTGTGCTGTATGCATTCTCCATATACTTTTTTACCTGAGAATATGAATACAAAACTCTAGTATGATCTGGATAGCACCATGCTATTAATTCATCTTTTGCCTTCGATGCTTTTAATACACGATGAATTTTATCGTTTAAAAAGAAATAGACAAATCTTTTTGATGAATTATTTCTAGTCGCTCTAGCCATCTACCCAATCCGTTTGTGTCTTTGTTTAACATCCAGCGTTTGCCACAACCAATACAAAAAAGCTCCATATGTAGTTTTTGGGAGAATACACGATCAATAAAAACTCTTCCCCCGCATTTTTGGCAATGCATCATAACTTAAACACCTTGCCATCAACAACACAAGAATACTCTGGAGATATTTGAATCATTTGTATATGTGGCCATTGTCCATTTTCAATATGAGCAATAGCAAATCCTTTTTGCCAATCATGATGTTGCATATATTTCATGCCAGAGCTTTTTTCATCACACATGTGACCTATCTCAAAACCTCGGATTGTTTCACCATTTCCATCATTTCTTAATTCATAGGTTTGGAAATGTGATGCCATTCTGTGAGAGTG